CGTCGTGATCGTCGGGTAACCATCCATTTTTCTTAATAGGTTTTAGTGTAACCTGATCTGGTGTATTATTTGTAATAACACTTTCCTCTACTATAGGTGCGCTCATTTTTTCTGCCGCTTTCTTTGCCATCTTCTTTCGTGTTTATATTAATTTATTATTATACCGTTGTTGAGTAGATCAATTCAGCACAAGACATTGGGTTCTGAATAAGAACACCTTGTTGAGCTTGAGCAAATAATTGGTAACCATCTACTGCAGAAGCAGATCCTTTAGAGAACGAAGTGTTAGGACCAAGTGGAGAAGTAGAACCAGCTACGTGCCACATTAATTCTTTACGTCCTTTAGGATATACTCGACGAATATTCTTCTCACCGCCTGAAGTACCCATGTTTAGGATAGTGTATCGGTAAGACTCAGTGAACCCACCTTTTGGATGTGGTACACGGTTACGAACTTCATTGTCATACATTGGTAAGTGTACTAAAGTAAATCGGATACCTTGTGGTCCCATAAACTCTCTGTACTGTCCTTGGAATCCTAGATTTTGTCCAGAACCAGAAATTCTTTTAGAATCTAATGGTTGGAATCTAGCTGCATGATTCTCAAGAGCTCTGTGGAATTGTACCATACCACGCTCACCTGTAAACGCTACAAAGTGACGTTGATCTTCTGGAAGAATATTAATTGATAAGTTTAATAATACATCTTCTAAATAGTCAATTGTAAAGTCAGTATAGTGAAACTTGTACGATGGTGAGATTTGCTCACGGATACCAGCACCTTCAATAATTGGAGAACCAGAGTCACCAAATATATTGTAAGTACCATTAGCTTGTTTGTTAGATTTAGAGAAGAATAACATTCTTTCTTTCTCCTTCATCCACTGACACATAAACTCGTACTCTGCATATTGAGTCCAGATCTTAGTAGTCTTGTTTGACTTAGGATCCATCATCTCAATAACTAAAGGACGTTGGTGCATGTTACCAGGAATAGTATAAGTCTTAGATAAGAAAGACATTGCATTACGCATTTTGAACGGAGAAGTATAGCTAGTTTCACCATAAGTTCTGTTCAAAGTTCTTTCTTGTGGAGAGTATTCTTTACTCGCTCTAGATCCCACAGCTAATAATGAAGGTGCTACGAAATCAGAAGCATCTGCAGCCATAAGCACACAAGGATAAATCCAGTTTGTACCATCTGCATAAGGCTCACGCATTACACGTACAGCAGTCTCACCATCATCTAATACTAATTTGTCAGTAACTGCAAAGTATTTTTCTTCAAATGGAATTAAAATTTCAGCTCCGTATTGACCAGGAGTTCCAGACAAAGAGTTATCTGCAATAAAGATAGCCTTTTCGTCATCTCCTTTTAGGAACCACTCAAAATCGTTGTCATCTGGAAGCTCT